GTGGTGCTGACAGACCTGACTCACTTCGTGGAATCGGACTGTCTGATTTAGTCCTTGATGAATTCGCCTTTATGAAACCTGAAGTGTGGGATTTAATCCTTTCGCCGACATTAAGTGAAGTCCAGGGACATTGCCTTTTCATAGGAACACCAGAGGGAAAGAATCACTTCTATGACCTCTGGCTGGCAGCAGGAAGGGAAGATAATGAAGAATGGGAGGCTTTTCACTTCTGTTCTCTTGATAACCCAATGATCCCGAAGGAAGAAATAGACAAGGCACGGAACCGGATGTCTACCCAGGCTTTTAAACAAGAATACGAAGCATCATTTGAAGCTGCCGGCGGCGGCTCATTCTCAGAAGAGGAAGTTTTATATGCACAGTCAGCAAGTGAGCCAGGAACTGTTTATATGGCAGTCGATCCAGCCGGATTCGGGAAGGGGGACGGTCTTGTTAAATCTGAACTTAAACGACTTGACGAGTGTGCAATTGCAGTCGTTGAAGTCTCTCCTTCAGGGTGGTTTGTTCTCGATATTATATCAGGACGTTGGGAGGTTAGAGAGACAGCCCTTAGAATTATCAAAGCTGCAAGAGATTATCGACCGGCAGCTGTTGGAATCGAAAAAGGCTCCCTCTTCAACGCAATCCACCCTTACCTTGAAGACGAAATGCGTAGACTCAACGTCTACCCACAAATCCAGCCCGTCACCCACGGTGGACAGAAGAAAACCGAACGGATCACCTGGGCGCTCCAGGGCCGCTTTGAAAAAGGGCGCATAACCTTAAAAGAGGATAGTTGGAATCGAAAGTTTGTAGACCAATTACTCGATTTCCCTAACCCGATGGCCCATGATGACTTATTAGATGCTTTGGCTTATATTGATCAGGTCGCAACCACGAACTATAACAATTATGAAGAACAGCCAGAGTGGGAGCCGCTAGATGCATATATCGGATACTAAATTGGATAACTAATCATGCCAGCACCACAAGAACAATACGCACGAGAAATCAACGACATTATCGTACACGTTGCACCCCCAACGGTAGACGAAACAACCAAACGTAACGAAAGGCTTGTTACCTGGGTTTTAGATCATGTAGACGAGTGGGAACAGTACCGGGATAACAACTACGAAGACCTGTGGAAAGAATACTACAGAGCGTGGAAGCAGGTGTGGACATCTGACGAACGTACAAGACAGTCTGAACGGTCCAAGTTCATCTCTCCCGCCCTCCAACAAGCCATAGAAATGGCTGTGGCTGAAGCTGAAGAAGCCACATTCGGACGGGTGAAGTGGATAGATATTGAAGACGATCTAAGGGACGAAGAAAAAAGAGATGTAGAGCTTTACCGTGATCAGCTTTTAGAAGATATGGAAATCAACATGGTTCCAGATGCCATTACCGAGTGTTATTTAAACGCTGCTATTTACGGCACAGGAATAGCAAAGGTTTTTGTTGAAGAAGCGACAGAGTTTGTCACCGATGAAGCAGGCATCGCTGAAGAACAGAGTTATACTAAATGTTCACTCGAACCGATCAGCCCTGAAGACTTTGTTATTGACCCCGAAGCCCGCACAGTGAACGAAGCCCTGGGTTGTGCGCATATCGTTGTTAGACCGCTTCACTCAGTCCAGAAGAAACAGGCTGAAGGTATTTATAATCAAATCCCGCTGGGTGATTACGCCGACGATAGGGACGTTTCAAGCAAGGGCGAGACAAAGAATTCAAATGTTAATGACAAATGTGAAATAACCGAATATCACGGCCTTGTTCCAAGCTGGTTACTGGGTGAGGATGACGAAGACCCTTTTAGAATGACAGAAGCAATCGTAACCATTGCCAACCGTCAAAGTCTTCTGAAAGCGGTAGAAAACCCGTTCACACACATGGACAGGTCAGTTATTGCGTTCCAGTGGGACCGTGTACCGAATCGCTTCTGGGGTAGGGGTGTTGCTGAAAAGGGCATCAATACGCAACGCGCGCTTAATGCGGAACTGAGGGCCAGGCAAGACGGTCTCGCCCTTACAATTCACCCGATGATGGCTGTTGACGCGACAAGACTCCCTAGAGGGATGAAATTAGAAATAGCCCCCGGTAAAACCATTATGACAAATGGTGATCCAAAACAGATATTAAACCCGATGCACTTCGGAGAGATGTCATCGCACACTTATCAACAAGCCAACGAGCTAGAGCGTATGCTGCAAGATGCCACAGGGCAAGCCAATGCCTCTGCGGGTATTGCAGCGCAGCCTACCAATGCGACCGCTTCTGGAATGTCAATGATCTTGGGGAGTGCTATCAAACGCTCCAAACGAACGATGCAGAACATCGAACGACAGTTCCTAACCCCAATGATCAAGAAAATGGTGTACAGATACCAACAATTCGATCCGTTAAGGTACCCGGGTACAGACCACAAGTTCCTACCGAGGAGCTCGATGGGGATAATGGCCCGTGAGTTCACAATGACCCAGATTAGTCAGGCCATGCAGGTTATACCCCCTGATCAGCCTGTTTTCGGGGTTTTATTGGAGAACTTCTTCAACAATTCAAGTTTGCCGGATAAAGAACGGATCAAAGCTGAAGTACAGAAGATGTACGCACCCAAACAGCCTGATCCTGTTATGCAACAGGCCCAGATGCTGGAATTACAGCAAAAGCAGGCTGATATTGAGAAAACCAACTCAGAAACGGTAGAAAACTACGCTCAGGCAGGTGCTAAGGAAAAACAAGCCGAAGTCAACGCATTTAACGCCATAGCGATGGTTGAAGATAACGAGATTGATCGGGATAAAGACCGTAATGACAAAGAATGAAGAATTCGAAGCCATTCTGGATGTCTTTACATCTGATGGCTGGAAGTTTATATTAGAAGATGCTATCAGTAGGAAGAAAGCAATAGATTTTATCTATGACATTCAAACTATTGAAGAGCTGTATAAAAGGAAGGGAGAGATAGACACGTTAAACTGGCTAATCTCTTTAAAAGAGTGGTATCAATACTCTTATGAGCTGTATCAGGCAAATGAGGATATTTGAATACCGCTGTCAGGAATGCAATGTAGTTTTTGAATGCTTAACAGCGACAGAAGACCGCAAAGCAGACAAGCCCTGTCCCCATTGTAGTGGAACGGGTAAGTTTATAATATCGACTCCACACCTTAAAGCCTGGCTAGATTCTGACAGGTGGGTGAAAAACAGGGAGTCACACATACGCAAGGAGCAGAAGAATTTAAAGAATCATGGTACTTATAGCTGAGTGAGGCTGTTTTATGACTGAAGAAGGTCAAACTATAGACGAAGAGTTAAGTGAAATTGATCAACTAAGAAAGCAGTGGGATGATAAAGAATCCCATTATAAGAAAATCATAGGTGATCAAGGCAACCAGATTGGCGTACTGAATAAGGTGGCTAGTCAGGTGATTGACCAGGACTTAACCCCGAGTCAACCTGTTGATGATTGGGACTTCGATCCAGCTCTAAAAGAAGTAAATGAGCTAAAGGGTGTAGTCAACCAAATGAAGCAGGAAGAGGCATTAAGAAAGCTAGAAGGCCGGTTCCCTGGCTTCCGTGATCTTCCCAAAGATGAGAAGTTCATGGAATGGGTACAGGATTCGCCGGTACGATCTAATTTGATGGCCCGTGCAGATGGTATGGACTTAGGCGCAGCGACTGAAATGCTTTCCCTATGGGAAGAACGACAGAAGCTGGCTGAAGAACTCCAGATACAGGGTACATCTAACAGGAAACGAGCTTTAAACGATGCCTCAATGGAAAAGGGTTCTGCTGGAGGCGGTACGCGCAAGAACTATTACACTCACCATGAGCTTCAGGAATTGAGGCAGAATCCTGATGAGTGGGCGGCTAAATGGCCTGATATATTGAAAGCGTATTCCGAGGGCAGAGTTAGATAATAGTTTAACTTTGAGGAAGTAAAAATGGCAGGTTTAGGCTCAGACCACATTGGCGTGGTGGCGGCGGCAGCAGGCGGCCCCGGCTTTGTACCTGAGATTTGGCAAGATGATGTTATCGCACAATACAAAGCGAATCTTGTTGTAGCCAATCTCGTTTCTAAAATCAATCACAGCGGTCGTAAAGGGGATGTCATTAACCTCCCTTCAATCACAGACCGCAAAACAGCAGTTCCAACAGCAAAAGCAGTCAACACAGCGGTAACGCTTGTTCCTGCAGCAGCTTCAGAAATCATTCTGACAATTAACCAGCATTGGGAATACTCCTTCATGTATGAAGATATTACAGCCCTTCAGGCGCTGGATTCTCTTCGTCGGCACTATACCGATCATGCGGGTTATGCCCTGGCTAAGAAGGTCGACCAGGTTCTATGGGCTGCTTATGAAAATATGCAGGGTGGCGCCAACTTTGACGCAGCAGTTATCGGTAGTGATGGTGAAACCGTTATTGATGGTACTGCGAACTCGAATACAGGTAACTTCGCAGCTCTGACAGATGCTGGCATCAGGAAGATGATTCAGACGCTCGATGACGAAGACAACCCCATGTCTGATAGACACCTTGTTATTCCCCCAGTAGAACGTAATAACCTGATGGGTTTGGCGCGTTTCACTGAGCAAGCGTTTGTTGGTGAAGGCGGATCAGGTAACACAATCAGAAACGGTAACATTGGACAGATTTACGGTGTGGGTGTTTACATCTCTACCAACTGCCCATTTGTTCATACTGACTCTGGTGATGGTGATTTGTTCTTCGACTTCTCATCGGCAGCAGCAACAACTGGAACAGATATTACCGGAACAGCGGTAACAATCGGTGCTGGTGGTGTGGCTTACGGTCGTGTTGGTGTTATGCAGCACAGGGGCGCGCTTGTTCATGCTGAGCAACAGGGTATTCGTACTCAGACTCAGTACAAGCAAGAGTATCTGGGTGATATGTTCACAGCAGACTGTATTTTTGGTGTCCAGGAACAGCGTGACTATGCAGCCGTTCCATTCGTCTGTGCAGTTTAAGAGGTGAATCATGGCTAATACCATTACAGTAAGTAAAGTCACAAGAGGTAATAAGCAGTTTCAGGGCGCATTTAAAGAGATGTGGCTTGTTAACGGTTCTGTTACCGATAGTGATGCTGTAGCTGCAACAGCCATAGGTGAGTTTGATATCACTGTCCCTGGGGTAGCCCTCGGGGACATGGTATTAGGCATGGCTTTTGGTGCTGACTTTGATGACGGCACCGATCAGGCTTCACCTTCTGCTCATGTATCAGCGGCTAACACTGTGACAGTACAGTGGGCTGCTGATGATGCTCAGTTTGCAGCAGATGCGCTCAATGCGGCTTCCTTTAAGATGATTGTTGGAAGCCCAAGCTGGTGACATTCCTAGAGGCCATTAATGCGGTCTTACGAAGACTCCGTGAGGATACTGTAACCAGTTCTAATTCGACTGATTACAGTAAACTCATTGGAGACTTTGTTAACCAGGCAATAAATGAGTGTGAACATGCCTGGGATTGGAATGCTCTAAAAGTTGAAGGCGCTGTGATTACACAAAACGGTGTAAGTGCATATAGCCTCTCAACGTATCCAGTAAACGT